AGGCTTTCGTATCAGGCATGTCCGAGTTGTGTGATCTCCATGGCCGGACAGGTGTTGGAGAATCTGGAGAGTACCTTACCCCACAAGTCGACAGACAAGTTGGGCTTGGAGTGCTCGGTCTTGCCAACTTCCTCAGACGTTACAACATCAGCTACGAAGACTTCGGAGAAGCTCTCCGCCTTGTCAACAGAGGACATAGTGCAACCAACGAAGCCGGTATGGCGGCTGTTGCCTTGGATAGGGCGATCTTTGAAGCAGCACAAGTAGCACATAATAATGATATGGTAAGGGCGTTCGCTATTGCACCCACTGCCAGCTGTAGCTATCGCAGTAGAGACCTAGACGGCTTTACATGCACACCCGAGATAGCACCACCAATAGCAAGACAGGTTGACAGAGATTCCGGCGAGTTCGGAGTAGAGAGAGTCAACTATGGAGACGTTGAGATAGCAAGTGAAGTAGGATGGGACGCATACAAGCGTGTAGCAGACGAAATCATGACGATGCTCGATAGGACAGGATTGCTTCATGGCTACAGCTTCAACAGCTGGAGTGATGTAGTTTTATACAGTGAAGCATTTATAGAGGAGTGGCTAGGAAGCCCACAAACCTCGTTGTACTACAGCCTTCAAGTAATGGGAGACGTTCAAGATAAGTCTGATGCTTACGCAGCGTTAGGAGATACTGACGTACAAGATTACTTGGCAAGCATTGTAGAATTAGAAAAAAGTACAAATGAAATTACATGTGACTGCCAACAATGAACCCCTACATAAAATTAAAAAATAGAAAAAGAACATGGACACCAGTCCAACCTACAAAAGGAGTATTGAAAGAAGGTGCTGAAGAAACCATCAAGCGTGCACTCGCAATACGTCATATGGAGCTACCAGTTGGAGAATTTATTTCTCAGGGACTGGAGAAAGAAGTCCCGGAAGCAGCGAGGACACTTCTTGAGTCAAACGTACAAGACGAGATTAAACATGATCTCGCTTTGGGCTTCATTGTTGACGCCCATGGGGCTGATCCCCAAGCTGAACTGGAAGCAAAGAGGTTAAGAGATGCTTGGATTGCACACCCTGACCACACTATTACCAAAGCTCTCGTTGCAGAACGAGCTATATTTTTTGTTCTACTACCTATGTTTCGCTTTCTTGGTGACGCTGCTCTCAGAACAGTATCAGCTGATATATCCAGAGATGAACAGATACACGTTGCGACAAATAGTCTCGTATGTGCTGAGTTGGGTCTTGTTCCTAGCTCTTCTTTGGATAAGCTTCGGAAGGCAACTATACAATGGGTACTACAACCCTTAAAAGAAAACAACACTGATAAATATTTAGCGAAAAAATTTTGGCTGGATGCGAGCGATCAGTTAATGTATCAGGGTAAAGCCCCACAGTTTTCTGACACAAAAGCAGCTCGTATGCCAGCGTTCTTTGAACATGCAAACACCAACCTCCCACAATATGCTTGAGTCCATCATCGGACCAACCATTAGTTCTATACAAGTAGAGCTAGAAGAAAACTTCCCACCTGTGAATCCACATCCGAAGCAAAGCATCGGCGAAGTCATGTACTTAGCCGGTCAACGCTCGGTGGTCGAGTGGTATAACAAACGAATCAGTAAAGAAGACAATGGCTAGAAAAAGAAGAGGTAGAGTCTCTCGAAGCAAACAGAATCAAGCTGGTAAAAGCAACAACTCCGGCGGTGGCGGTAATAATTCCGGCGGTGGCGGCGGTGGCGGAGGCAACTCTGGCGGCGGCGGCGGTGGCGGCGGAGGTAATAACTCCGGCGGTGGCGGTGGCGGCGGCGGTAACAACTCCGGCGGTGGCAGCAAAGATAGTAATCAAAAGAAGAAAACCTATGCTCCTAGTCTTAAAGGTGACAAGCTAAAAAGAAAAATACAACAGGATAAAGTTAAAGCAAGATTTAAAGACAGAGAAGCTAGAGGCTTGAGTGGTTTCACTGGTGGACCTAGAAATGCAGACGGAAGCAGGGAATCATTATCTCAATATCGTAATAGACAGCGAGAACAAATACGAAACAATGCACTTGGTAGACAAGCTACATTCAAAACAGGTATACCATCAGGTGTTAATCTAAAGGCTGGTTCGTTTGGTATCAGTGAAGCTGGTAGAGCACAAGCAGCAGCTAACAGAGCAGAAGCACAAACGAAACGTAGATATGATAAAGCATTGTCAGATTTACGAGCACGTGACCCCGGCATGGCTAAGTATATATCTAGCTTGCCAGCTAACGTACGCACCGATGCTTTGATAGGTGGTCAAACACGAGCAGCTGGTGTAGAACTAGGCATAGGTCTTGGAACACTTGCAGCAGGCAAGGCAGCTCTCGGAAGTTTAGCTACTACAGCTGCAAAAGGTCTAGGATACAAAGGTGTACAAGCAGGATTTACTGGCATGGGCAAGACAGGCTTTGATGCTATTAGTAAAGGTGCTAAGTACATAGCAAGTAGAAAACCACAGATACTCGGTAGAGGAGCATACTCATCACCATCAGCATTTAAAGTTCCCGGTACATCTAAGCTAGGAGCAGCACGTTATGCTGGAGGCACTGGTTCACTTGGTGGAGTACAAAGTCCCGGTGGTATTATTAAATCCGTTGTACCCGGTAGAGCATCACGAATAGGATTCATAGAATCACAAGCTAAAGTTCCCGGAGCTACATTTGACAAAGGTGTGCAGCTTGCTAACAGATTACAAGCGGGAGCGTTTCCTAAGAGTCAATTAGCTAACACACTTCGTAGTCAATTCAGCACAGGCATAGCACCCGGCGGAGGCTTTGGTACTGGTGCATCTAATGTATTTGCAGGAGCAGGGATTGGAGCAGCCGGTACAGCCGCAGTTAAATCTGGTGGACTAAACCTCGGTGGTGTAGACAGTGGAGAAGATAGCGATCCAACAGCAAGAGTATCAGGCTTTAGAAGTGTGAAACCTCTTGGTATAGCTAAAGAAGCACTACTAGGATTTGGTGATCTCGTTATGAGAAACACTACAGACCTCGATCAGCTTGGTAGACTAGGCTTTGGTGCTACAACTGACAAGCTCAAGGATGCAGCAAAAGATATGCGTATCAATCAGGTAGTAGATACATTGAAGAAGAGTCCAATAAGACAAGCAGCAGTAGGTTTTAACTATGGTATAGATGTACCTGATGCAATCAAACAAGTTGATGAAACTAGAAGTGTACTAAGTAAAACCTTCAAAGATTTTGATGGTAAGGACATAGACTTAGGTAACATCAAGCCCGGCTCATTAGATAAGAATGTCAAGGCTGAAGACTTACGAGGAGGTATATCTAATGTTGCATACAATTTAGATAGGATGCCTACTCTCGCAAGAGGTCTTAGTGCATTTCAAAAAGATACTGAGGGTGGAGGAGACAAAGAGTTTCGTAAGGATCTAAGGTTTACCTTTAACAGAAAGGTAGATGCACCTACAGGTATACCCGGACGTGACTTGATGAAAGCTACAACACCCGGTATAGTGAACAGAGTATTGTCAGGTAAGTTAAAAGATATGGGGCAAGAAGCTATTACACAAAACAATCTTGTTGGTGGTATGACCGCTGGTAACTTTGACACGATAGCATCTACTCTAAATAAAAATCTAAAGACTGAAGGCACTATAGCTAACACAAGAAAGAAAGAACTAACTGCATTAGCTGAACGATTTGGACCCGGTGGTGGTCAAGCACCTACACCTAAGAGTATATTAGGAGGTGTCAATCCATTTAGACGTAGAACTAGAACTTCTAATACACCAAACAGGGGACAAGGTGGTAACACACCAGTTGGTCGATTACCACAAGTACAAAACCCAGCCGAGGTAGAGCTACCAATAATACCAGAGTCGCGACCACAACAACAAGGCACAGATTCAAACAGGCTAGCTGATATACAGAATCAAGCATATCAGAATACGTTTAATAACTTAACGGCTCAGTTCAGACCAAGATATACACCTCCAAGAAGAAGAACTTTTAGAACATCATTTAACAGAGAATATTTCTCACAATATGTATAAACAATGACAGCAAAATCTAGGTATGATAGTTTATCCAGTGATCGTTCCCAGTTTTTGACCGAAGCAGAAGACGCAACAAAACTTACATTACCATATCTTATTCGTGGTCACGAGGAGGATCACAAAGGTATGAAACAACTGAAGACACCTTGGCAGTCCGTGGGGGCTAAAGGAGTGGTAGCCTTAGCATCAAAGCTATCGCTATCTCTCGTACCTCCACAGACTAGCTTCTTCAAGCTACAGCTAGATGAATCACAGTTGGGTGAACAGTTTGGACCAGAAGTAAAATCAGAACTTGACTTATCCTTTGCAAAGATAGAGCGTACTATTCTTGACGCTATCGCTGCATCAGATGATCGTGTAGTAATACACCAAGCATTACAACATCTAGTTGTAGGTGGTAATGCTCTTATCTTTATGGGCAAGACAGGACTAAAGCTTTACCCTCTTAATCGCTACGTGATAGAACGAGATGGCAACGGCGACGTGATTGAAATTATCACAAAAGAAAGAATCAACAAAGATCTGATTCCTAACTATGACGCAAAAGATACAGTCACAGATGAGGAAGATGACAATGAGATTGATGTCTATACGCATGTCAAGCGTGACAATAATAGATTTGTATGGCATCAAGAAGTCGACGGTAAGAGACTACCTAACTCACAAGGTAAGTCACCAATTGATAGCACACCATGGCTACCGCTACGATTTAATACAGTAGACGGAGAAGCATATGGTAGAGGCAGAGTCGGACAGTTTATCGGAGATCTTAAGTCTCTCGAAGCATTGTCACAGGCTATAGTAGAAGGTAGTGCAGCAGCGGCTAAAGTTGTATTTACTGTATCACCATCATCTACAACCAAACCACAGACGCTAGCAGCAGCTGGCAATGGTGCTATCGTACAAGGTAGACCAGATGACATAGGTGTTATACAAGTCGGTAAGACAGCTGACTTTGCTACGGCATTGCAGCACATGCAGACACTCGAGAAGCGATTGAACGAAGCGTTCCTAATCCTGTCCGTTCGGCAGTCAGAACGTACAACCGCAGAAGAAGTACGCATGACACAAATGGAACTAGAACAACAGCTGGGTGGGCTCTTCGGATTGCTCACGGTTGAGTTCCTAGTACCCTATCTCAATAGAAAACTTAGTATATTCCAGAAGACAGGTGAGATACCACGTATACCAAAAGGTATGGTCAAGCCTATCATTGTAGCTGGTATTAATAGTCTAGGTAGAGGTCAGGATGTACAAGCACTAGGTGGTTTCTTACAGACCATAGCAACTACTATGGGACCAGAAGCTATCACAACATATATAAATCCAGACGAGGTTATCAAAAGACTAGCAGCAGCACAGGGTATAGACGTACTAAATCTTGTGAAGAGTGTAGAAGAAAGACAGCAAGAGCAGCAGCAAGCAGCACAACAGCAAGCAGAACTTGAAGCTATCAAGGGCACACCAGCTCTAATGAAAGCACCAATGCTAGATCCAAGTAAGAACCAAGATATGACACAACAACAACCACAACCACCACAAGAAGAATAAATGGCAGAAACATTAACGATGGAGCCTAATGTAGAGAAGACAAGTATTGATAATCTCTCTGCTGAAGAACAGGACTCCTTACAAGTTGGTGAGCAGATGCAAGAAGCTCAGGACAACCTACTAGCTGGTAAGTATAAAAATGCTGAAGAGCTAGAGAAAGGTTATCTTGAGTTACAACAAAAGCTTAACAGTAAAGAAGAGCCTGTACAAGAAGAGCAGGCTGAAGAAGAAGAAGCTGAAGTAGAATCTACTATACTCGACCAGTTATGGGACGAAGCTACATCTGAGAAAGGAGAGTTTACTCAAGAAACTTTAGATGAGCTAGGCAAGATGAATGTAGAAGAACTTGCACAGATGCACCTAGAGTATAGAAACTCTGTACAAAATCAACAGCCACAAGGTAGAGACTTTTCTGAAGCAGATATAAAAGAACTGAAAGGTATAGTAGGCGGAGAACAAAACTACTCTAACATGATAGACTGGGCACAGAAATCTCTGAACGAACAAGAGGTTAAAATGTTTGATGCTGTCATGGAACGTGGCGATCCGTTAGCTGCGTTCTTTGCAGTCAGATCGTTAGCTTACGCATACAATGATGCAATAGGATACGACGGAAATATGGTACAAGGTAAAGCACCAAGACAAAGTAACGATCAGTTCCGTAGTCAACAGGAAGTTGTCAGAGCTATGGCTGACCCACGTTACGACGAAGATCCAGCATATCGTAGAGATATTATGGAGAAACTAGAACGATCACCAAACGTACAATTTTAGGAGAAAAAATTATGCCAATGGGCAAAGGTACTTACGGCAGTAAGAAAGGTAGACCACCAAAAAAAGGTACAAAGACAATGAACAAAGGCTTCTCTAAACTGCCAGCAGCAGTACGTAAAAAAATACTTAAGAAAAAATAATGTCTTACCAAGAGGATTTAATATTATCCATGTACAATCAAGGTGAGCCGGGGCTAGCCATGGGTAAGATTCCTCCCGGTAAAGGAGGATCACCCGGCCAACCTTATGACGCTCCAAAGGAAGATCCTAAGAATCCATATGTACCAGCACCTAAGCGTTTAGCTAACCTAGCTGACGGTCAACCTGACGCATCTATTATGAACTATGTAACTGAAAATGGTTTCTTCTTAGATGGTCAAGGTAAAGCCTACATGCAAACTGGAGGTAAACTCTATGATGCTGGAGGTTATAACCCTGACATACATGGATTGCCTGTACCGCTTGCACAGCAAATGCAAATCAATCCCAATGTTGCAATGTACTCTGGCGACGAGGTAGGGTCAGGTGTTATAATCCCACAGGATTTTAGCCCTTTACCATTTAGGTACTTCCAACATATAAGAACACCAGAGATCAGACAACAAGAGTTAGATCACTTTAACAACTTTATAGATAGCATGGGTGGTGGTTTTGATAGAGTTAGAAGACCTACACCTTTATCAATAGGATAATGGCAGTAAAAAAGAAAAACGTCTCCCTTAAGATCGG